TTAGATACTTATAGCAAACTCGATGCTTATTGCATTGCTATGAATGAGTATTACAAGTCATTACGCAGAGCAGGATTTACAGAGACTCATGCCTTCTGGCTGCTCTCAGATCGTGAATCCTTCCCGGACTGGATAATTCCCGACCTACCCAACCGGATAGACAATATCCCGTACGAGGATGATGACGAGGATTAAATGAAGCGAATCGTTATTCTGAGCGATTTACAGGTTCCTTTCGAGGATGTCCATGTAACCCAGAACATAGCAAGATTCCTACAGAAGTTTAAGCCAGACCAGACAGTAACTATCGGAGATGAAATTGACTTCCAAACCATCTCTAAGTGGAGTGAGGGAACCCCTCAAGCCTATGAGCAGAGCCTTGGCGATGATCGTGACAGATGCGTCGACTTGCTCTGGGAATTGGGTGTTACTGACTGCATCCGAAGCAACCACACGGATAGACTTTATAACATTATAATGAAAAAGATTCCATCGTTTCTTAGCCTTCCAGAGCTGAGATTCGAGAAGTTCATGAAGTTTGATGAACTAGGTATAACCTTCCATAAGAATCCTATGAATATCGCTCCAGGCTGGATAGCCGTTCATGGAGACCATACGCCTATTAAGCAATTAGGTGGCCTATCAGCTTTAGAGGCAGCCCGTAGACACGGCAAAAATGTCATTTCAGGACATACTCACAGGGCAGGCCGTAGCGCCTTCTCAGAGGCCTCTGGTGGCCGTTTAGGGCGTGTTCTACATGGTGTCGAGGTTGGTAATCTCATGGACTTTAGACAGGCTTCATATACCAAAGGAACGGCCAACTGGCAGCAGGCTTTTGCCATTATGTATATCCAAGCTTCTAGCGTTCAAGTCGATCTAATCAACATAGAAAAGAACGGCACCTTTATAGTTCAGGGGAAGGTCTATGGCAGGCCGCGAAAGTGACTTGGCTTACAGCCTAGACGATGCTATAGACGAGGTGGAATTGTTACCGTTTCGTTATCTAAATCTAATCGACCAAGAGCTGCCACTAGGGTAACTTTCTCTTAGTGCCGAAATACGGCGCGAAGGGAGCAAGATGATTACCAACCACGATCACATAGTTCTAATCTCGATGCTTATTGGTTCACTTCCAGGATTTCTTATTGGATATGCCAAAGGCCATGAACACGGCAAGATTCAGGGCAAGATTAACGCTCGCAAACTAATTAAGGCACAAACCCAGCACCAGGTGAATCGATGATCGCCGGTGACTACCTCAACGAAGCGAGAGCTATTATCCAGGACAGAGGACTTGATTACGGTCATCCGTCAGACAATATGTCAAGGACAGCCGCACTCTGGAGCGCATACCTCGAAATGCCAGTTACGGATTATCAGGTGGCAATGTGTTTGGCATTGGTCAAGATCGCAAGGTCAATGGAATCTCCAAAGCCAGACAATTACATCGATGGCGCAGCGTATTTCGCTATAGCCGGTCAACTGCACACAGAGGAGAATGAACTATATGTTTAATTTAGAGGATTACGAGACAGTCGAGGAACGATTAGTTAAATTTTGGAAGGATCACCCAGATGGTCGGATTTTTACGGAGTTGCTTGATTCGGATAATGGCCGGTTTATTGTTTCAGCTGCTATCTATCGAACTGAAGTTGATCAACACCCTTGGTGTACTGGGCTCGCAGAGGAGACGATATCGGGGCGTGGAGTCAATGCTACTTCTGCTTTGGAAAACGCAGAAACGTCTGCAATTGGCCGCGCACTTGCGGGAGCAGGTTATGCGACTAAAGGCAAAAGACCAAGCCGCGAGGAGATGACTAAGGTTAAAGCCATAACGGAAGTAAAGGCTAACATCGAGCAAGTAAAGGCTAAGATGGCTGATACATCAAAGGAATATGTCCCAGTACCAAAGGAAAGTGATCCATGGACAGTAGAAGTGACAGCGCCAGTTCAGACTATGGAACAAGCAGTAGAGATGGTGAAGGATGTCCTTGGTGGCACGCCGATAGACGAGAGCTGTGTTCATGGTGCCCGGATATGGAAAACCGGAACTTCTAAGGCTGGCAAAGCCTGGGGTATGTGGAAATGCACCGCAGCTATAACTCGAGATATGCCTGGTGGAGATGCTAAGCCATGCGACCCTATCTGGTACGAGATTAGTAAAGATGGAACATGGAAGCCGCAGGTGTCCCGTGGGTAAATTATTCTTTCAGAATCAAGATAACGAGTGGGAGCAATTCCCTACAGATCAAGAACTTTATATGGCTAGACAGTCAGCACATGACTTACAAGCTCTAGGGTTTGCCATTATCTGCCAGTTATGTAATGAACCCCCAACAGTTTCTCAAATCAAACTGAGAGCCTTACAAAATGCATGGAAGTGTGATAAGTGCGGCACTATGAATTCAGCAGGCAAGGCATGAGACACACATATAACTTTCAATCATCTTGGGGATATACCAACTGTTCAATCTGTGATGCAGATCGACTATGCAATGAGTACCTTCGAGATGATGGATTAGTGGTCTGGTTATGTAGTGCTTGTGAGAACACACTTCACTTATGACAAGACACAGAAAAGACCGAGGCTTTCGTACTGAGCGAGTGGTTGCAGCCTATCTCTCGCAATGGTGGAGAAGCGCTAGCGTCGGTCGAGGTGCTGGAAAAGACTGCCTAAATGTCCCGTTCGACATCGAGGTTAAAGCTAGAACAGATTTCCAGCCCTTAGCATGGTTGCGCCAAGCATCGAAGCGTGCGGCTATCTCAAAGGAGATTCCGATTGTGTGTTGCCGTATGAATGGACAGGGTGAGGATGCTTCCGAGTATCTAGCTTTCATGCGGTTCGGTGACTTGGTTCAACTATTGCTAGACGCAGGTTACGGCGATATTCAGCAGGACACGGTAAACTTAGAGCCTGAGAGATGCGCTATGTGCGGATCGTGGAAGTTAAAGGATGTCCCATGCCGGACTTGCAAGGTATCTAATGCCGATATATGAATTCGAATGTACCAACGAGGACTGCGAGGCTAACTTGCGGTACGAGAAGGAGTATCCAATCAATGAATTACATGATCCGAAATGCCAGTTTTGCCACAGCTCGATGCAAAAGATTTATAGCGTTCCAGGTATTCAATTTAAGGGAAGCGGTTTCTACTCTACAGATAAATAGTTACACACAGCCTGTGGATAACTTGGCACGAAACCTTAAAGTACGCTCACGACACGCGGAACATCTGTGGAAACTTGACTGCCGTGATATGCTCTTTCGCAAGAGCCCTTCAGGGGCTCACCGCGAGCGCTTCAAGCGCGTAGCTCGCGGGGTTGCAATCGCATTAGTGGGAGCTCTATGCCTTCCCATGAGTGAGGCATCAAGTGGCTCAATAGATGCAATACATCCAAAGGATTATGTACGATTAGCATTAGATAAAAGAGAAGCTAAATGCCTATCAAGGCTTATAGGTAAAGAATCTGCTTGGAATCATAAAGCAGTAGGTAACTTAGATAGTCCAACCAAGAGTTATGTTTATGGATTACTACAGCTCAAGAATCCTATAGTCAAAGACAAGAGCCCAATAGAACAGATACACTTTGGACTTAAGTACATCGATCATAGATATCAAGGCGATACATGCAAGGCATGGAAGCATTGGAAGGACAAGGGATGGCATTAATTAAAAAGCTTGTATGTTACCTATTCAAGCATCGATGGTTATATATTCCTTATGACAATATCCATTATGCCTTATGCAATAGATGTAACAAGAGTGTCTATCTGCATGAGTAGTCTCAAAGGTACTGGGTCAAGTAATAAGTGGCGCAAGATAAGGGAACAGATCATCAGACGAGATGGATGTTGCCAGATGTGCGGGTCAGATGAACGCTTAAGCGTTGACCACATCGTACCCCGTACCCTTGGTGGAGACGATAACCCTAATAACTTGCAAGTATTATGTTCATCATGCAATTCATCTAAGGGGGGTAGGTTTTTTGATAGGGGAAGGACAC